TTGATAAGGCACTCGCAATTGGTGAGGTTGTAATCAATACACAAAAAGAAATCGCATCATATGCTGCCAATCCAACATGGTCATTGATGCCGGATGGAGGTGCATCGATTAAGGTACCAATGATTGCGGCTGCAAAACTAAGAGCAGCAACATCCATCGGAACCATTGTCGCATCATCAATTGGAAAATTCATGGGCGGTGGAGGAGCATCGGTTGGTGGGGGCGGAACAATACCAACCGCATCAACCGGATCCGGAGGAAGTGAATCATCGGTGCAATCATTTGTACCTGGCAATTTATATGGTGGAGGTAATAACGCAAACAACATGACCGGATCCCAAGGAATGGAATCTCAAGGTGGACCAATGGTCGTGCAAGCGGTTGTATCCGAAACGGAGATCACATCGGTACAAAACAAAGTGAATAAGATAATTAAGAATTCAGAATTATGATATCATATCAAGCATTAACCGATGAGATAATCGCATTTTACAACAACCATTTGCAAGTCAAAAAAGTTGGATGCGATTTCAAGGAACAATTGTTCAATTTCGCAACCAAGGATGAGAAGTATCCAATCGTGTACATCGTTCCGGTGGATGCGATACCTCAAGAGAATGTGACCATGTTCACTCTCGAGATATATTGCTTTGACATTATTCAAAAGGATCGTGCAAACATCACAACCATCTTGAGTGATTGCCATCAAATCCTCACCGATTTGTATCTCAATTACACATTGTCATTGACCGATACCGATTTCGATGTGGAAGGATTTCCATCATTTGTACCGCTCAACAATGACTTGCTTGATTATGCTGCCGGATGGCTCATGACCATTACATTCACATTGCCATCATGGACTGATTGCCAAATTCCAAAACAAATTGGAGATTAATTGCAATATAAGTAATGGCATATAAAAACACCGGTGAGTTTAATTATAAGTACGCACTCCGTAGAAGGGTAGCGAACACCTTAAAAAAAGTAATCAAGGATGAGAACTTGATTGATACATGGACATTGTATGATTCGGTGCGTATCAATGCAAAAGTAACTACCGAGGGAAATCTTCGCATTGAGATTCTTGCTGCATATTATTTCGGATTCTTGAATAATGGTACCGCTACAATTGCACCCTTTCACCTGGTTCGAAAATTCAATGATGCACTTGAGCAAAATGGATTGATTGCGGAAATGTATGGAATGTATGTGCAAGATCTCGCACAAAAATTCCCAATCCTCGAGCTCGGAAATTTATTGCGTAAAAAACCGAAAGTGATATACGACTTCCAACCGTTGTTTGGATCATTTAATTACGCACTTGATTACTAAATATCAAGCTCTTTTCTCATTGCGAGGAAGTTAAATATCAACACCAATTTCATATTGATTACATCATCATACTTGGTGATATCACCATTGCACATTGACCAAATCATTTGCTCCCATCCCCATTTGTTGGATGACTTTTTCTTTTCCGCCTCTTTTCTTTCCTCCGGATCATCGATATCCTCAAGATCATCATCCATATCCTCATTCATTAAGTTGTGATGCTTATTAATGAATTGGTCCCGGAACTTAATGTAATCGGTGAGCACACCATATACCGATGTGATTGGTTGATCAAGGAATCGATGTGCCAATTGTGATGCCTTTGCCATATTTACTCCCTTGAAAATTGGTTGATCATCAATGAATGTGGATGGTACTTGGTACAATATCGCACATATCTTTGGAAGATTGTCAATATAGTCATTGGTGAAATAGTATTCAAGATCAATGAACTCACCAAGAGTCAACTCATTCATTGGCTTGAGATACATCTCTTCCATTGATGCATCAATCTTGGTCCTGGCAATTGTTTGGGATGCTCTCTTTGATGGTTCGGTGTACAACCATTTCAAATCCTTGAGCCATTCATTCAATTCAAGTATTTCAACATCATCCCAATCATCCGCATATGTATCGGTGAGGATGCACATGATATCAATTTTATGATTGAATGCTCCATCCTCACCTTTTAATTTCCTTAACTCAATGAATTGCTCAAGAGATACTTGATTCCATCCCTTCGGGAGAGTTGGCTTTTGCATACTCTGATATTTTCTCGGTTACGAATACAATAAATGGTACACAAAATTCCGCCTTTTGAGTGCGTAAAAGTTTTGCTTTGTGCTTTAAATGTGCATCATCAAAGTGCTCAACGTTTGAAAGGTCAACACGTTTGAACATCACCGCAAGGATATCACTAATGTAATTGTATGGTTTATGGTTGATGATCTTCTCGATGAGCTTTGTTTCTTTTACCGATAATCTCAATTCGGCCTTGTATTGATATCCATCCAATTCAATCTCAAGTTGTGCCTCTCCCGGAGTGTATGAATTCAAATTGAATTCTCTCACCAACTCAATGAATTGTGAGAATGGATAATCATCCCACATCTTTTCCTCGATTCCAAGGAATTTAAAAACGTTCATGTACTTTTCGATGTTGTCAAGCTCCTTATCGTTTAGAATTTGACTGATTTTCTCGAATTGTTCGATGGTCAATTCCTCCATTTTGTTGGGAATCTCCTTTTCAAAAATAGTGATCATATCTTTTTTTTGAACAAATATACAAATAATGCAATATAGTGTATGAATAAAGATATGCCAATTTACAAAATTACGATTGATCCGGAGTATTCGGATGGTGAGGATTTAGGAATTGAACAAATCGCATTCACATCAAAGCCGGCCATTAAGATTCGTGGCCTTGCATTCAATCAAGCTCAAAGAATGATATTCGCTGATGATGTTAAGTATCGCATCACCGCACCGGCAATGATTCCTATGGATATATATCGTAAGGATGATGAGCAAGGTGAATACTATGTACAATTTGATGAGCAAACCATTGCAAAGATTCATGAGAAATTCATGAGTGATCTTCGCAATCGTGACCTTTTCAACCTTGAGCATGATACATCTAAAACGGTACCGGCATATATCCTTGAAACTTGGATCGTGGACCAACCAACACTTGATAAATCATATTCGACATTTGGTATTGAAGTGCCAAAAGGTACGTTGATGGTGACCGCTCAAGTTACCGATCCGGAGTATTATGCCGAATTGGTTGCCAATGATCAAGTTGGATTCTCAATCGAGGGATTCCTTGGATTGAAATTATCGGAACAATTAAACAAATATAAAATGAAGTTACCCGATGGAGAGCACCTAATCGAGGACAAAATCTACATTGTAAAAGATGGAGAAGTTGTTGAGATTAAAGAGGTGGAAAAAGAGCCAAAAGAGGAAGTTGTTGAGGAAGAGATGTCAACCGATGAGGTGAAGATGGAAGATACAACGGTTGAGGAAGATACCACAACTGAAGAGTCAACCACTACCGAGGAGGAAATGGCTATTGATCCAACAATGGATGCTGAAGCAATTGCAGCGATTGTACTTCCAATCATTGAGGAAAGAGAAAAAGCAATCATTTCGATGATCGCTGATCTTCGCAATCAAATGGAGGAGATGTTCGCTGAAGAGCAAAAAGTTGAGGAAGGTCAAGCGCAAATGACCGCACTTTCAATGAGTGAAAAATTTGCAAAATTCAAACAATTTAGTAATCAATAAAAAAAAACAAAATGTCTAAAAAATTAAGATTCGATTTAGATGTGGATTCAACGGCTTTATTGGCAGCGAATCCGGAAGCATTCTATTCAAAAGCGTATTTATCAGAGGAAAACCTTGCGGATAACTACCGTTTATTGCCAGGTATCAAATCAAAAACGAAAATTGCAACCGTATTGTTCGGCCAGGTTTTGGCTGCATCTTCATGTGCATTCGAAGCACCAACGGATGATTTGAGTGCGGTTGAATTAGACGTGACGGCTCTTTCAGCTATGGCACAAATTTGTCAATTTGACTTGGAGCAATCATTCGTTGCATTGCAAATGGCAAAAGGATCAAATGGTGATTTCACCGTTGCATCTTTCATGGATTTCTATTGGAATGAAATGGCGAAAGTAATCGGTCAAAATATCGAGTTGCTTCGTTGGCAAGGTGATACAACATCTTTGACTCCATCTTTGGCTTTGGCTGATGGTTATATCAAAGGGTTGTTAGCTGATGCAACTGTGATCGATGTTGCAAACACAACGGTAACTGCATCAAATGTATTGGCTGAATTAGCGAAAGTATTCGCGGCAGCTCCATCCGCAATCATCCGTAAAAAAGCTGATCTTCGTTTATACGTTTCAACAAATGTAGCTAATGCATACGAACTTGCAGCAGCAACCGGAAATACAATGACATATGTGACAACTCCATTGGCGTTGACTTACTTAGGTGTTCAAGTTGTTGTGTGTGAGGGTATGCCAAATGATACGGCGGTACTTACATTGAAAGACAATCTTTTGTATTGCTTCGATGCTGAAGGAGATGACAAAGCGTTGAAAGCAATCAACTTGAGCGATACAGTTGCTGAGCCTTACATCCGTACTCGTGCAAATATGAAAGTTGGATTCCACCACGTTAATGGTGCTGAAATCGTTCTTTACTCATAATATCCTTGAGGGGATGAAACACTCCCCTCTTTTTTTTTAACTGATAAAATTCAACAAAAATGTGCGAAGCATTAGAAACAATCGTCAAATCTTGCGACAACAATAGTGGCGGGATTGAAAAAGTGTGGATTAATCAGCAAGATAATATCGCATCATTCAGTGTACCAACCGGAACTTGGCAAATTGACGCAATCACTTTGGCGTCATTAGCACCGGATTACACTCCATTTGAGATCCGTAGAAATACCGGGAGCTATACCGAAGAGGCAGCAATTGACCTGGTAAATGGATCATCATATGTGACTGCGACAATCACCTTGCTATTCCACCGAAGAGATCAAGACAAATCTCAAGCAATCAAAATCTTGGGAGCTGGTCAACAATACTTGAATGCAATTGTAAAAGACATGAATGGCAAATATTGGTATTTCCCATACTTACAATTGAATACGGTAACTGAAGGATCCGGAACAACTCGTGCTGATGGTTCGAAATATTCCATTTCCTTAATGAGTGAGAATGATTATTTATGTTATGAAATCGAGGAGGCAGCGGTATCCGCGGTTGTTCCGGCATTATAATCTTTTAAATACTTCAAAGAGAGCCATCCAATCCGGGTGGCTTTTTTTATTTGTGAACATTTTAATGCTCATTTGCAATATAAGTAATGATATATATTAACAAAGGAGAGGTAAATTCAATCGTGTTGACATTAAATGAGGTGAGCTCATTGTCATCACCTTACTATTTATTCGTATTTCAAAACGAAATGAATCCAACATCCGATCCAATTTTATTCACAACAACCGATGAGTCACCATATCCGGAAAGATTCAATCTTTTTTATTTGGATGAGCCGGTTGACGTTACACTAATGAAAGGACAATACTCATACTCGGTGTATGAGAGCACAACTCCACCAACTGAAATCGATGATACAACCGGTATTGTGATTGAGGAGGGGAGAATGGTTGTGAGCGGTGCATCGACTTCATCAATATACGATTAATACATGGCGTGGTATAACATATTCAAGGCACAAAAAGAGCAATCATCCGAAGTGGTGGAGGGATATCAATCCTTTTCCACTCCATTCTTAAAAGTATTGGGAGGAAATCTTTCTCTCCCATATGTGAATGGAAGGCACCAAACGAGCGGATGGATCCCATTCGGTGAGGGAAATCTTTTTCCTTCTCTCCTCAACCAATTGGTATACTCATCACCTTTGCATGGTTCCATTGTGGATTATAAAACAAATGCGGTGATCGGTGGAGGGTTTGAACTCAAAACCGAAAACACAACACCAAAAGACTTGCTCGATTTGTATACATTCGAGAAAAAAATTAAGCTAAAGAAAACGGTCCGAATCACAACCGAGCAATTGATTGTCCACAATCGAGTGTACTTTAAATTGTATTTTGATGATAAAATGAAAATGACTCGGGCGGAAAATGTTTCACCGGACAAAGTGAGAAGAGGTCGCAATCACAATGATTACTTCATTTGCGATGATTGGTCATCAAGGATTGACGTATATGAGATAAAAAAATACCATCCAACTTGCACCGATAAATGCCAATTATTTGTATATGAGGTTGAGTGTTTGGGCCAAGATTGGTATCCTCTTCCGAAATACAGTTCCGCATTAAATTTTGCGTTTCTCTCGGGCGAGCTTTCATATTTTGCAAAATCAAATATTCAAAACTCGGTATTCCCTTCATTCGCAATGATGTTCCCAAAAAGGCCACAAAGCGAGGAGGAGAAAAATGTCCTTAGAAACACGATCGACAAGATGAAAGGAGCTCACAACGCTGGTCGTGCTGTCGCATTTTTTTCAAATGGACTTGATCAAATGCCAAAGATCGAAGCTATTCCAACCAATTCGAATGACAAACTTTTCCACGAGGCATCCGGATTAAACACCGAGCAAATTTGCTTCGCTCACACGATTGATCCCATCCTAATGGGAGTACGCACAACCGGATCACTTGGAAGTGGATCGGATATCAAACAAGCATATGTTATATTTGAAAAGAATGTTGTGATGCCATTGAGAGAGCAAGTGCAAGATATATTCAATGAGATACTTCACATCGCAAAATTAAGCATTGCCGAATTCAAGGTGAACAATTTCCAAATCATCAACGAAACAATTGTTGAGGTGGAGGGAGATGCATCCAAAACTCAAGATGCTTTGAACGCCATGAGTCCATTGGTTGCAACCAAGGTATTGGAAACAATGACTCAAAATGAAGTGAGAGCTCTTGCATCGTTACCTCCAATTGAAGGAGGAGATGTGATTGCAAGTCAACAACCACAAACACCATTTGCATAATGTTATATTTCATCACCGAAACATACCTAAAAACCAACACACCAATCACCGCCAATGTGGATGTGACTGATGTATTTCCATATGTAGCTACTCAATCACAATTGAGAGTGATGCCAATTCTTGGTACCGTATTTTACAATCACTTACTTGAGGCGTACAATGACCAAACATTAACACCGGAGGAGGAGTTGTTGGTTGCATTCATTCAACCGGTGATTGCATGGAGATCAGCGGAAGATGCGGTATTCGGTTTGACGTACCAATTGAAAAATAAAGGATTGCAACAACAAAGTGGAGATTATTCTCAACCGGTTACACGATCGGAAGTTGCATTCGGCATGGAGCATTATGCTCAAAAGGCATCTTTCTTTGAGATGAGGTTGATTAAGTACCTGGTAAAAAATAAAGAATTGTATCCGATATTTATAAGTCAAGCAAATAGGGATACCGATTTAAGACCTCAAATCGAATGCTTGAGTTGTGTGGGGGATTGTTACATGAGTGGAGAGTGGAGATGCGGATATCCGAAGGATAATGGATACAACAACTCAATCCTTGTTTTATGAGGCAAAATGTTATGATATTATTCGCATCATTTTGGGCGGTTATTTCACCGGTTATGCCGATGATATATATCGCAATGTTAGCCATCGCAATTGATACTTGCTTTGGTATTTGGAGATCAGTAAAAAAAGGCGGTTGGAAAGCATTCAAATCGAGAAGATTGTCCAATACAATAAGCAAATCACTCCTTTATGGAGGTGCAATCATGTTCATATACTTAATTGAAAAGTACATTGCCGGTGATATCATATCGAATTTCATTTCCGTTGAGCTCATAATGACCAAAGTATTCGCATTCTTTTGTGTGATGGTTGAGGTGAAATCAATCAACGAATCATATGAGGATGTGACCGGGAAAAATGTACTTGCTGCATTGCGTAAATTCGTCACGAGGACCAAGCAAGATATTGATGAACTAAGATAATCACCATGAAAAAATTGGATATCCAAGAGATTAAGCAAGTGAGGTTGAAATCCAACCAATACTTTGAGGAATCATCACCAAAATCACAAATATACCTCCACCATACGGCCGGGAATGGCAATGCGGAGGGTGTTTCAAGGTATTGGAATGGGAATGATTCTCGAATCGCAACGGCATTCATCATTGGTGAGAATGGTACCATCGTGCAATGTTTCTCTTCAAAACATTGGGCATGGCACTTGGGCATTGATCAAGAGGATTTTGTTCGTAATGGTGCGAAGTATTCCAATCTCAACAAATTATCGGTTGGAATCGAGGTGTGCAATTGGGGATACCTCAAGAAAAAAGGTGATAAATATTATAACTATGCCGGGGGTGTTGTTAATCCCTCATATGTAACCGAATTGGACCAACCATTCAAGGGATATAAGTATTGGTACAAATATAGTGATGCACAAATCGAATCACTTCGACAATTAGTTGTATATTTATGTGATACTTATAATATCTCAAAGGAATACAATGAGTCAATTTGGGGTATTGATAAGAATGCATTTAAAGGAATCAATGGAATTTTCACACACAACTCGGTGAGAAAGGACAAATCCGATATGTACCCATGCCCCCGAGTGATTGAAATGCTCGAAAACCTATAATAGATGAGAGTTTCGATAATTATTCTGTCGCTAATTTCTACTATATTTGCGACAAGTTGCTCCCTTGAGCACCATCTCAATAAGGCAATAAAAAAAGGATACAAATGTGAGGAGGTATCCGATACGATTCGGATCACTTCGGTTGATTCATTTCCGGTGATTGTGAACAATGAAATTGTTTGGGAGAAATATATCACCGAGAAAGATACCGTTGTAATTTTTAAAAATCACTATATTCCCAAAACCAAATGGGAGAAAAAAATCGAATATAAATTGAAGCGAGATACCATCCGCCAAATTCAAAAGGTGGAGGTAGCTAAATATAAAAGCGAAAAAAAATCAAAAGCAAAAGCAAACATTTGGTTGTTTGTGATTGGATTCGTTCTTGGACTTGTTACCAAATACCTTTTAAAATATGCTAATAAAGCACTCTAAAAACATTCACGAGTTGCAACTCACCGGAAAGAATGTTCAAATTGCCATGATGAGTGACCTCCATTGGGACAATCCCAAATGTGATTGGGACCTATTAAAACGTGACTTTGATTATTGCCTTGAGAATGACATCAAGATTATGGTCAATGGTGATTTCTTTTGCTTGATGCAAGGTAAAGGTGATAAGCGAGGTAACAAATCCGACATCCGCCCGGAGCATAACAATGCAAAGTACCTGGATTCAATTGTTGAAACCGCGGTTGAATGGTTCTCACCATATGCACATATTCTCACCGTAATCGGATACGGAAATCATGAAACGGCAATCATCAAATATCAAGAAACCGACATCCTTCAAAGATTTGTTGATCTACTTAATTACAAAAATGGGAGCAATGTGATGACCGGTGGATATGGTGGATGGTTGATCATACGTCAATCATATGATCACAATTCAATAAGTACATCCAAGATCAAATACTTCCATGGATCCGGAGGAGGAGGAGTTGTGACCAAGGGAGCTCTCAACTTGACTCGAGCTCTTGAGATGTATGAGGACTTTGATGTGTTTACAATGGGCCACATTCATGAGAATGCGTGTCGAAATGATGTGAGAGATACGGTTATTCACTCACCGAAGCATGGTTATATGCATTATCACAAAAACATCCACCTCATGCTCACCGGTACATATAAAGAGGAGTACGGTGATGGATCAAAAGGATGGCATATTGAGCGAGGAGCTCCCATCAAACCAACCGGAGGAAGGATATTAAACATTGAATGTCGTATTTTTTCCAATAATGGAATAAGAAAAATGCAAAAAAACATCGACTCAATCAAATTTCCTTTGTAACTTAGTAGACTTTTCATTCATAGTGTGTGTTTAAGGGGGGTATCAGCAATGGTATCCCTTTTTTTTGTACCCATTCGGGTATAAATAATCCAATTTCATATACATTAGTACCTCATCGGGTATATTTTATGGCCAATAAAATAAAGCATTCACAAAATATTTTGTTCAAAAGTGAAAAAAAAGTTAAAAAAGTTTTGCATAAATGAAACCTTTTGTATCTTTGTCCGGTATAACACTTAAAACAACACACATGACAAAACAACAAATGATTGATACAATCAAACAAGAGGAAAGGCAATTGTGGGAGGAGCTCCAAGATATGCTCGAGGCATTTGGAGTTAACGACAAAGCAACCGAATCAGCAACAACACGATGGGCAACCATCTCTTTTTTAATGGATAAACTTGAATTGAAATGAAAACACTAAACGAAACACAAAAGGACATCATCGGAACAATCTTCGCATTGTCCTTATTTTTCACCGTAATCGGTTATTTCACCGTAACGCAACCAAACTATGCGGAAAACGAGAAAGCTCCGCAAATCGAATCTAAGCACGTTCAATCGGAGGTATTGAATGCATATGGAGAGTTATTCACTAAAAAACAAGCACGATGAATTGGAAAAAGGAAGTACAAAGAATTGAATTAGATTTTTCAAACGTGACATTCAATCATTTTTCGGCCAATTATTACATTGGTGAGATTGAATTCTTTGTTGAAATCGAATATGATAAAACGGTGTTTGATCATGAAGATGGCAAATGGGCAATTGACATCGAAATCAAGGAAGGCAAATGGTCCAAGATAGGAGAGGATGAATATCATCCAATGGAATTTGAGCCATCATACAAAGATTGGATGCTTTCAATGGTTGAGCATTGTATGGATGAGCATGAATTCTTGAGTGAATTCACATGGGGAGATGGTGATTTTTTTGACTTTGATGAATGGAGTTTATATGGTATTTAATTTACAAAGGATGATCAAGTTTTGGACAACGAAATCATCAAATGAAGATAAGGGAGGGAGCTTCAACCTTGAGTTGTATCTCCGGATATGTGAAATCAAAATGAATCAAAAGTTATGACACCAAAAGAAAAAGCGGAAGAGTTAGTATTGAAATACTTAAGATTAAAAAGACATAAAATGTTTAATGGATGGTGGCATAAGATGATATCAAAACAATGTGCGTTGATTGCAGTTGATGAAGTTTTAAATCTTGACCTTCATGATGTTGGAGATTATAAAGATTTTGATACACCATCTGAATGGTATATCAGTTATTGGATGGAAGTTAAAAAAGAAATTGAAAAGCTATGAATTACAAATTAACATACACAATCGGAAAAAGAACGGTACAAGAATGGTACTTCCATTCCAAGTCACTTGCTTATTGGATGAAATCGGAGCTCCTAATCAAGGGAGGATACGACATGGGGAAATTTAAAGTGGAGCCGGTATGAAACCATCAACCAAATTACTCGCAATCGTGGGAATCCTTCCGGTCATTGGTGATTTCATCGAGGACATGAATGATGAGAAGATATTCACCAAGGCAATCAAGATGAGAGCCAACCATCTCCTGGAAGAGATACGGAAAAGTGATCAACGACTCATTGGTGATGCCGGTGAGGAGATATGGAATCAACAAATGGATATACAAATGGCATTTCGCCAATGGTTAAAAAACGCAGAAAATGAACAAGAAAGAGAAAATCAAAGCAATTGAAACAATCATAATTCGAGATGGCCTTGATACACCAAATCGATCACAAATATTGACAATGAAAAGGAGATACTTAATGTCAATGCTTCGGTCATTTGACATCCCATTTCATAAAATTGGGGAGATGTTCAATCGAGATCATGCAACCGCAATTCACAACATTCGGCAACATCACAATTCAATTGATGCAAAGGACAAATATTATCTCACCATAATCAAGGAATGCGTTGATGAGCTCGAATCACCTCCGGAGGCAAAATATCAACGGTCATTGCGAAATGATATCCTCCGATGCACATCATACAACCAACTCAAATCAATCAAAAGGAGAGTGTTGAGGGGAGAATATCAAGAATTAATAAATGAGGAGATATGAAAACAATAAACTCATTAAGTGGAGGAAAAACTTCGAGTTACATAGCAGTAAATTATCCAGCTAATTACAATATCTTTTCGCTTGTCCGTACAAATGACATTAATTGCTTATTTCCAGATTCAAGGATTCGTCAAATAGTGAGTGATAAAATAGGAAAAGAATTCATTGGAACTTTGGAGGAGGATGATATCATATATACAATGCTTGATCTTGAACAATTTATTGGAAGTGAAATAGTATGGCTATCAGGTAAAACCTTTGATGAAGTTATTGCAAGTTATAAAATGGCTAATGGAAGTAATTACTTACCTAATCAAATGACACGTTATTGTACAGTTGATATGAAGGTAAAACCAATTGCTCAATGGTGTTATGAAAATACGAATCTTCCAATTGAAATGAGAATCGGATTCAGAGCTAATGAGATGAAACGAGCAAAGACAATGATTGATCGATCTATTGATGGAGTTGAATATTTTAAGTTTAAAATTGGAGAAAAAAATGGTCGTAACAAATGGAAAGAACTTCCATACAGAATGACACGCTTTCCACTAATTGAAGATGGTATTTTTAAAGATACAGTTGAAGAATTTTGGAAAGATAAACCAATTAGATTTGCCTACAAAAATAATTGTGTTGGATGTTTTCATCGTTCTGAGATATTCCTTAAGCATATGAGTCAAAGAGATGAGAACAAATTTCAATGGTTTATTGATATGGAGCAGAAAAACGGATGCACATTCAAAAGCGGAGTTACTTACGAAAAGATAAAAAACCATAAATTACAATTAGATTTATTTGATGAAGATTTCAACGATTGCGATTCCGGATATTGCGGACTGTGACGATGTGACAATGCTCTTATATACCTACTATATAGAAAGAGTCATTTTTTTCAAATGGGCATCGCGTTTTTTTATCGTCACATCGTCACGCTTTTGCTCAAAGTCAATACCACATTAGGATATAGGCGTGACGATAACATTTCAACATCGTCACGAATTGACATTTTTTTCATATATTTGTCACAAATAAACACACAAACACAATGAAAGTATCAGTTTTTAAGAATCTTTTTAGCTCAAAGGACACTCCATATCAGCTCACAATTCATGAAATTTACCAACGTATAAAAGTTGGAAGTCTTGAATTGATTAACAAAATTAACAAAATACGTTCACTCGATAAGAGTGATCCGGAGCATGACCGGTTGAAAGCATCACTCAATGCAATCATGTTCAATGGAATATTCTCGGAACGCAATGACAATTCACTCATTGAGCACTCCGGATTATGCGTTTTAGACTTCGACCAATATCCATCGAGAAAAAAAATGGAAGAGGAGAGAGCTCGATTGATTGATGATCCCCATGTCATGATGGTATTCACATCTCCGGGAGGAAATGGACTCAAGGCGGTGATTAGGATTCCTAAATCGGATAAACTCGAGCACAAAAGGAGATTCACCGCATTCGGGAAATACTTTCAATCCGATTACTTTGATGTAAAGAATTCAAATGTATCTCGTGTTTGTTTCGAATCATATGATCCGAAGATATATTTCAATGAGTTTTGCCAGGAATGGGAAGGAATTGAAACCGATGAGGGATATCAGTACACCGAAAGGACTCCCATTTGCGTATTGAATGATGAGGATAAAATAATATCACTCATTGAACGCTTTGACCATGGATGTCAATTCGAGGAAGGGAGCCGAAATCACTTTGTGTTCAAATTGGCGTGTGTTATGTGCGAATATGGCATCGACAAAGGCACAACCGAGCAATATATTTGGACCAAGTATTGTCAAGGGAGCGGATTCGAGCATGGAGAGATGTTGACATCCATCAATTCGGCCTATAAAAAAGCAAATTTCTCCACAAAATACTTTGAAGATAAGGATACATTTCATAAGGTAAAACAAAAACTCAAGTCGGGAATCGCAAAGGATGATATAAAAAAGCAACTTGGTGTTGCTGATGACATCATTGATGATATTAAGGAGGAGATTGCATCGGGAGATGATGTGTTTTGGATGGTTGACTCAAAGAAAGGAATCCAAATCGAGCCGATTAAATACTCCGAATTCTTGGTCAAAAGTGGATTCAACAAATACTATCCGGAAAATGCGGAAAGACCGACATTTGTCCGAGTGAAAGAGAATAAGGTCCGATTGAGCTCAACGGAACAAATCAAAGACTATGTACTCAACTACCTACTTGACAAGAATGAGGTGGCGGTATGGAACTATTGCTCACGATCACCGTATTTATTCAATGAGAATCACCTCAACATGATTGACTCGATTGATATCCATATGCTTCAAGATACAAAAGATACATCATATATCCCATTCAAGAATGGAGTGGTGAAGGTATCATCCAAGGATGTCAAGGTCATGAGTTACATCGATGTGGATGGATACATATGGGAGAATCAAATCATCCCTCGTGATTTCACATTCATCAAGGATTCAACCAATGACTTTCAAGATTTCGTATCCAAGGTATCAGCGGATGATGAGGAGAGAATCCTTTCCCTTGAGTCAACACTTGGATACCTCATCCATTCATTCAAGGATAAAACCGATCAGAAAGCAATCATCTTCAATGACCAGGAAATCGATGACAATCCAAATGGTGGAAGTGGAAAGTCATTGATGTTGGCAGCACTCGGATATTTCCGGAGAGTAGTCAAGATTGATGGAAAAGCATTCAATCCGGGAAAGAGTGATTTCGTATACCAAAGAGTGAACTTGGATTCTCAGATTCTTGCATTTGATGATGTCAAACGCAACTTTGATTTTGAGCAATTATTCTCAATCATCTCGGAAGGAATAACGGTCAACCGAAAAAATAAGGATGAGATATTCATCCCATTTGACCGCTCACCGAAGATTGTCATCACAACCAACTATGTGATAAGTGGTGCCGGGAGCTCACATGACCGGAGGAGGCATGAACTTGAATTCTTTCAATACTTCCATTCGAGAAGATCACCGCTCGATGAGTACGGTCGATTGCTCTTTGATTCATGGAATGATGATGATTGGATTCGATTCGACAACTATATGATCAAGAATCTTCAACTATTCCTTGCAAATGGATTGACAAAATCAATCTCAATCAATGCGGATGCGAAGAGATTCATTCAATCAACATCGAAAGACTTTTATGATTGGACCGAAGAGGGCAACCTCGCTCTCAATGTATACCACTATAATAGTGGAGTAATGCAACAATTCACATCCGAATTCAATGGATGGAAGGACCTTGAATCGAGAAGATTCCTCAAGTGGGTATCCGAGTATGCAAATTATAAAGGATACACCATGACCAAAGGAAGGAATCACAATGGGAGATACT